TAGTTGTCTTACTGCTTGCATCCGATATAGAAACCATATATTTATTACCAGTTTCTAACACCAGTATTTTATCAATAGCCTCTCTAACCTTGTCTTGGTCGAGTAAATATATTTGTTCGGCTTTCATTCTTAATCTCGCACCTTAGTTTCCATATCTTCATTTTCCACTCATGGCCATATATCCGTGACCTTAATTTAAAATCTTCCATCCTTAACCCTGTCTTATCTTTATAAAGCCTATAGGTATACATGTAGGAATAGTGGCCACTCATTGGTTAGCTTCCAAACTCCATATCACTATCAAAGTAGATATTATCTTGTTCTTCGGCAGCGCAGCCAATATGCATTAACTCGTCATCACTCAAGGATACTGGCTGACCTTCCATTATCACTTCATCGCACCAAGAACAAATCAAGTTTCCGCAACCATCTAAATCATTTTCATATTCTTTATCCATCATCTTTCCTTATGTGGGGTTAATAAAAAAACGGCATCATTGAAAGCTTTGGGAAGCCGTGAGACATCAGCCAATACGATACAGCCCCAGTTTCTATCAAGTTAAGATGTGGCAAGGATTGTTTCAAGTAATCCGCATCAGACCTCTTTGGCACTCTGGCCGATACCCTTTGATCTGTTTCAATATCCCATGCTATTAGGTAAATCATATCTCACCTCTAAAAAGGCTAGGGGTAGGAGATACCCCCAGCAAAAGCCCACAAGGGGCAGGAGATGTAAGCATATAGCGGCTTACACGCTTGGAAACTATTTGATTCTGTTGTAAACCTGCCTGCATATCTCTACATCTTGCTTGCAGTAATCAAAAACCTTCTCATAATTACCGGCTTGAATCTCAGGCCATACATCAGCACCCGACATGGTTTTTTCTTGCTCAATGCCTAATATTTTAGCGGCCATATCTAACGAGCCATAACCACTATTATCACCTTTCCATTCGTGGCAAGTATCAAAAACAGATTGCGACCAAGGTTTAGCGTTATACGGTATTTCTACAAGCATTTTAACATTATTAACTACCATTCGCTGCCATAGGAAACGCAGATCAAAGCCGGTGATGTAATGACCACACCATGTAATTTCTTTTTTAATTCCCCTCTCGCTGGTCGAGACCATATCGAGATGATTCATAAATCCGGTTAGCATATCGCTTTCTGTCTCGAATAATTCACGACCAATAACTTGAACCGGCTCATCATCAAAAGCCCATGCTATACAGATAATCTCGCCTACAGCACCATTGAATGACGTTTTAAGCCATTTATCATTAGCCGCTGTTGCTGATTTATCTTTCATCCATTTATCAATGCTTTCTTGTTTCTTAATCGTAGCAGGCGGCTTGATTGTATCCATAATATCCTGCTTAACCCATTCTAACTGTGATGGGATTGTCTCTATATCAATATGTAAGATAGTCATAATTTATCCTTTTTTAGCAAAGTATTGAGTTTGCCAGTTAGTTATTTTCTCGTTCAGTGTATTGATTGTTTCTGGTGTAAATTTCTTCCATTCATCAATAGGCATCCATATATTAGGCACATCATATAAATAACGACCTATACCCCATAGAACAGCGGCACGTTTGAAAGCACCAGAATATTGACCCTTTACGCCTTCAATATTAGTTTGATCTGCACCATTGGTTTTAGTTATCCATTGACCATCAATAAGAACGGATATTTCGCAACATCCTTCAAACGGGTAGCGACACTGCCAGCCACCAACACCACAAGCATCATCTAGGCGCTCCATAACGTCACGACTGTTTAAATAAGCCAATGGTATGGCTTTGTCTTTATTCTTTGTTATAGCTCCTACACGCCACGATATAGACTTGGCATCGAAGGGCGCTGCTAATAGCTTAATCATTGCTTCCATAGCATCCTCCTAAAATATCGGCTTTTTAATAATGCGGTGATAAACAATATTCCACTCATTCTGCAAGCGGTGCATCTTTTCGGTTAATGTCTCATTCTTACCATCGATGTGATCTTGGTAGTCTTGAGGTAACTTATCGGGCGTTTTATTATCATTCATTCTCTTCTCCTATTGTGGTTATTTAATATAGTTTTTTATAATTTCATCTAGATCGCCACTTTGTACAATACACGAAGGGAATGAAATTACAGCATGATCAATACCCGACACCTCCAAAACATCACCTTCTTTCTGATCTATCGGCTGTATAAATACAATACCGTGTGCTTTTTCTACGACACAGTTCTTTATAAACTCGAATGTAAACTTAGGGTGTCTGATGCAGTCGTATTTGACTTCATACCAATCTTTTGGAACCGGTGTTCCTGCAAAATAAATCATTCTCTTCTCCTATTGTGGGGATGGTTAATCTAACCCTAGACCTTCGGCTTTTTCTTCTGTGTATTCTTCTGCATTATAATCAGCGTTTGCCTCCGCCTCTTCTTTCCATTCTTCATAAGCCCATTCAATAGCTTCTTGTTTAGTCTCTACATCTATTACTTGGTGACTATCACCATAGCCTGCATTCCATCTAATTATATATTTCATCTATCTATTCCTCTCTATAAGGGGTTAAATTACCTCTGTTAATATTCGCCAGCTTTTAAGCTGCATTCCGTCAAACATAACCTCAACTGGAGTTCCTACCAAATCCTCTACCTTCCGTTTATTTGCCTGACTTAACAAATCCGACACATAACTAACAATCTCAGCGTATTGATCTGATCTATCTTTCTCAGTCCATTTACAGTGGTCATCGCATTTAATAATGTTTTTATCCCACGCGGTTTTATTGTCATTAACACCAGAACTGTTAAAAGATAACGAAACATTTAACCCTATGCAGGCATCTTGATAACCACCTAAACCAAAATAAATAGAACTTATCTTGCCTAATTCTTTTCTTAGTTCACTCACTTCCACTCTCCAATTTATTAAACTCAACAGCCGCATTTTCCAGTTCTAAGTCATATCTAGCCTTACAAATAGCACTAGCACCATCAGAAAGCTTTAACACATCTTTTACGGCCTCATGGCTCATAATATGATTATGGCTTGTTACAGTCGTTCTAAGGATAAAATACTTAGAGTAATTAGCTGATTCTATTATCTCTTGGAAGTTTAGTATGTTGTTCATTTTCTTAACACCTTTATCAATTATCGTTTACTTATTGCGCTAAACCTCAAGAGGCTTGCACCTTCAACAAAGCACAATTCTCTAAACGCTCTCTAAGCTCTTTTATTTCTTTCTCGCTATATTCGACATCTTCACGGTTATCTTCATCGCCTGACCCTTCTGGGGGTTCTTCATCGATATAGAATCCTTGGTCGTAGTCATTCATCTAAACCAGTCTCCCTTTCATATTCTCTCTATAGTCGTCCTGAGTTTTGAACGGGGTGTTCCATAACCAATCTGCCATCATTGTCGCTGTCTCAAGCGACTTTTCATCAGCTTTAGCCATAATAATATTAGCCACTTTATTTGCCAATATATCCATCTCTTTCTCATTCATTTAATCGCACTCCACTCGTTCATATTTAGCTAGGCTATAGCAAATCTCGTCCATATCTTGGCCTCCAAATTCTGCATAGTTAAACAGTATATAAAGTATGGCTAGTATTATTGTGAGTCCTTTCATGGGTATCTCCTTATTGGCTCATTTCATGCAACTTTTTGCCATATTGCGATCTTATATATCTATTAAATAACTGATTGCTACGCTTAACAGACCAATAAGCTGTGTCAGCAGAACAGTGTTTTAAGGCGGGATTAACTGAAATACAGATATAATCAAGCCTTCTATTTACTTCAATTAATGTTTTTTTCATCTTCTCGCCCTTTCGTTATTTAGTTGATGATTACAATATAGACCTATCGTTTTGGCTTGTCAACCACTTTATTGTAATTAATTCAAATATACCGTTTGTCCGGTAGTTAGTTATAATCAATCAAACCATTTGACTATATAGGGAATGAGCGTATATTAGTAGACATAGACAACGCAAACGGAGAAATACAATGAGAATATTAAGAGATCAAGCGAAAATTGGAGGCTTGATAGTAACAGACTCTAGCGTTTCAGAGAAAAACCCAACAAACAACAAAATAATTTCAGTTAATGATGAGAATGTAGAGACGGTAAAATGGGTTAAAAATCGTAATGAATGGACGAAAAAAACATCATTATGGAATTATGAAGATAACTATATATACATAATTCAAGTCAAGTAATTAAAGCCCCTTCGGGGGCAAGGGCTAAAAAAAGCGCGTTTAGTTAAACCAAGAACGCTATCAATTCATAATCAATCAGATGTTTATCTTAAGGAAATAAAATGGCAGATTACCAGAAAACAATGAAACTACTAAAAAACTCATCACGCAGCTACAGCGAGATAGAGGATGATTTAGGTATAACTAAAGACCAGTTGACGCGGTTAGCTAATAACAATGTCATTCACCCTAGAGGAGATATGATTCAATGCTTGCATGATTACCTAGTTAAAGAAGAAAAGCACCGTATGAGGCAGGCTAGAAAGTGTGGAGAAAAGAGATGATATGCATTCAAATAACACCAGAAGAAGAAAAACAGTGGTATGACCATTGCAAGCTGTCTTTAGATGTAGCGCACTCACCGCCATTTTATTTAGCACAGTGTAAAGCATACATTAAGTCTTATGAGATGAAGCACAGCGACGAACTACCCTCATTTATTGATAAAGTACATGGTGATGATGATGAGTGAAGAAATAGATAAGCAAAAATTAGCTGTTGATTTCCACAAAGCAGTTGGTCGAAACTGTCGAGCAGGATCGGTTGACTATGGGTATTTGACCTCATGGGGCGGGATGCCATCTTATATAGATGATGTATTAGCTTGCTTAGATGGGGCTGGTAAATTTGCAGAAGATAATGATTTGCCTTGGTCATTTGGAAAAGAAGGTGAGTTATTCTTTTACAGGCTAGAAGGTAGTGTTTTTGAATCAAAGGATGCAACTGACGCTATTATGACAGCAACACTAAAGTATAGAGATACTGAAATCCCTGAGTTCACAGGCACAAGAGAAGCGTTAGATAATCTGGGAGTGAAGAAATGAGTAAACCCAACGAAGTGACGGAAAATTACAAAAGCAAGCTTATTGCTCTTATGAATGGCTTAGAGGTGCAAAATATAGAAGAAGCTATCGAACTCGATAGTACAACTATAGCGAGAATTGGAAATGCTATAGCTACCGAACTAAAAGCACACCAAGCCAGCAAAACGGAGTGGGTGAGTGAGTCTGTAGATAGATTATTTAATCGACTTCAAATAGAAGCTATGCAGTATCAAGAAATAAGAGCAAGCACTCAAGACGGTGATTTAGCTTGTATCTGTGCAACACATGAGATGGATATTTATAAGCTGCTAAATGAGGTTAAGCCGTTAAAGCGCGTTGACTGCGAAGGTGTCGGTGATAACGATGGTTTCTTTGAACTATCCACCCCACCAAAGATGGAAGAGTGAGAGTGAACATAAAACGAATATGTAAAAATTGTTCAGATTTTGATGATAAAAAAGAAGCCTGTCTTATTCGCTTCCTAATATTACCAGATAAAACTAGAAAGCTCATGAAAAGAAAACCGGATCAATCAGGGTGTAAAGTTTTTATGTATAAGTAAATTAACCCAACACACAGGAAAGAAAACACCATAATTTATACATGAAAAATTTACGTGTATAGATTTCTGGATAATGTATACATAAACACACAAGAGAGGGTAATGACTTTAACAGAATGGCTACTAATAATATTAATCATAGTTACTATTCGATGGTAACAACCCTAAACCAATGAAGTAGGGTAATGAGGAAAGGTTATGAATACAGCAAAAATATATCAAGATAGCGACGGCAATGATCGCACGATACATCAAATGGTTAAACAAGAGCCAGAATGGGCGGCCAATAGAATACAGGAAGGCGAGAGGGCTATTGAGCGAGTTAAAGAGTACGAGAAAAGAATTGATGAAATTTACAGCTTACTGTTTCCAGACGGTAAAACAAGTTAAGCAATAAAAAGCCGCTACCAAAATGAATTGATAACGGCTATAATTAACGTATTGATTTAAACGTACCGCGCTAACTTTGGGGTTGCTCCCAGAGGACAGTCATTGCCCTGATTGCCGGTATTTCAATTCTTATAGGGCATACAAATAGGGCTTAATTAATGAACTACTACCCACACCATATAGGTGATTTTAACAATGCTACCCGCCATTTATCGCGGACTGAAAGATCAGTTTATCGTGATCTTATAGAGCTATGTTACGACACCGAAAAGCCGTTGCCTGATGACTTAGAATACATATCTAAGCGCATACTTGCCGACGACGAAAACCAAATCTATGCGATGCAGCAAGTCTTAAATGAATACTTCATTTTAACAGAAAATGGTTATGAAAATGAGCGCTGCAATAAAATAATAAAAGAATATCAGCGTAACGCAAAAAACAAGTCTAAAGCTGGCAAAGCATCTGCAAAAGCTCGTAAGTCTAAGAAAACTAAAGATAAAACACCCTCAACAGATGTTCAACAGCCGTTCAACACGTGTTCAACAGGTGTTCGTAACCAAGAACCAGAACCAATAACCAAGAACCAAGAACCATTAAAAGACAAATACTTGTCAAAAAACCTAAAGGTTTGTATGACCGATAGCTTTACCTTGAATGACACTAATAAAAAATGGATTAATGATACTGGTATGCCTAATGGCATGAAATACGATTTATTTATTGATTTTGTGGACTACTGGAAAATAGAAGGCAGTAAGAAAACAGAGATCGGCTGGCAGCAAGCATTTAGACGTAATCCAATTGTTAAAAAGAAGATAACCAATTATTTGCATAACCAAGGAAGTCAAAATGGTAATGAAGAAAATAGAAAGCTATCAGCCGCAGAAAGGGCAAGTAAACAAGTCAGAGACTTTGAAGAACACCTCAGACAGAAGCAAGCAAATAATTCTGAGGGTGTGGCAACAGATGGCGATATGCTTCGGCCATCGCTGGACTAGCAACTATGGTGAGGCGTTAGGCAAAGACAACGAACTAACGGACGCAGCTAATATTTGGCTAAACGGTTTAATAGATTTATCAACAGATCAAATTAAATCAGGGCTTGATCAAATGTTAAAGGCCGGTGATGAGTGGCCGCCTTCTATGCCTCGATTTGTGAATATGTGCAAAAACGAGCCGGAAGCATGGCAACATAAAACAGCAGCGTATAAAGAATACATACCCAAAGACCGACAGCTAACCCACAAATGCGACCCTGAGAAAGCAGAGAGCGCAATTAAACAGATGAGAAAGGAGATAGGATTGTGAGTGAAACAAAGTTTAGAGTTTATGAAGAAAACTTAGGGATGCTATACGTTACCACTGAATCAGATTATACATTAGAGTTTGGCAATGAAAAGCCAATATTACACATGCATTGTAGTGATGGCGATTTTGATTATTTTCATGTAGATAATTTAATGCAGTATTCAGGGCTAAAAGATTCGACAGGAAAAGATATTTATGAAAACGATATAGTTTATCTTGCTGGCTATGGTGATTATGTGGCTAAATTTCCATTTATTGAGCTTTACGAGGCCGGAATGGAGGGCGATATTGGCGGGATAATCGGCTATACATACGAATATCAAGATACCATTAACCCCAACTAACGAGGCAATGAGAATGGAAACAGTAGAAGAAAGAGCGTTAGCTATTGCAGATAGCTTTATGAATAAACCGCTTAAGCAAGGTAAACATAAGGATGGCTTGCAAGCATTAATAATCGAAGGGCTGAAAGAGCAGGATACCTTGACTCGCGTGGATTGCGCAAATGAAATGAATAAGGCTATTTGTGAGGTCTTTGGCATTAAATAGCCAAAACCTATTAATATAAATATAAGATAGATAAATTCAATGGGGATAGGGTTGATATTAGAATCTAATTAGATTAAGCTGTTTAAAACTTAGGAAATTAAACAAATGACAGATTCAAACAACAAAGCAGCCAAGACGTTTTACCAAAAGATGATAGGTCTAGGATGGGTAAAGCGGTCTTACTGGATAAGACCGGAAGCCCATGAAGCTGTAAAAGCGGCTGCTGAGTATGAATCAAATAAGCACATAGATGCACATTGTCAAAACAAGGCAAGAAAGGAGATATTGAAATGATTACCACACCATGTAGCCGAAACAGCGACCCAAGAACATCACATTTAGCTGATAGAGAAATCACTTTATCCGGTGAACGCGATAAACAAATACAGCTAACAACGATGGCGGTTAAGACGTTTCCAGATTGCACTAGCCGCGAGTTAGCACATAACACAGATTTAGACCGCTATATGTTAGCTAGAAGGCTGTCAGAAGCCCCACAAGTTATCAAAACAGGTGAGCGTAAGTGTAAACATAGCAATCGAATGTGCTGCACTTGGGGGCTCAAATGACCCTAACTTATAAGCGCGTTAGAAGATGGCAGCAAAAGAATTTGCATTTAAGCATACCGTCTAATGTGAAAGTTGATTTAGAAACAAAAAGCTTAAGTTTTTACGAAAACGACATAAGACAACGATTAGGCCAAAAGCCTATAACTAAAAAGATAATAACCAATATGTGGGGCGGGTGATGGAATATAACGATTTTATAAACTCTAAAAAGCATTTAAGCGGGCAATTTGGTTTTGACCCTGTTTATATGCCTGATATGGCTTTTGATTTCCAGAAGCATATTATAGAAAAAGCAATATCTAAGGGACGTATGGGTATATTTGCCGATACTGGACTAGGTAAAACATTAATTTCTATATCATGTGCTATCAATGTAATGATGAAAACTAACGGTAAGGTATTGATTCTAACGCCTTTAGCTGTTGCGTTTCAGTTTATTGATGAGGCTGAAAAGATAGGATTTGACGATATTGAATACTCAAAGGACGGTAAACATACAAAGAGAATAGTTATATGTAATTATGAGAGGCTACATTTGTTTGACGCTGATGACTTTGAAGGGGTTATTCTGGATGAGTCCAGCATACTTAAGAATTTCAAAGGAAGCATAAAAAACCAGATAACCTCCTTTATTAAAAAGGTTAAGTATAGATTTTTAACTACTGCAACGCCCTCACCTAATGACTTTATTGAGCTAGGAACAAGCTCAGAGGCTTTAGGTTATATGGGTTATATGGATATGTTAGGAAAGTTTTTTAAAAGCAATCAAGGGTCTGTAGACTCAAGCAATAGAAACATAGGTGAAAAGTTTTATTTAAAACCTCATGCAGAACACGCCTTTTTTCAATGGGTGAATACTTGGTCAATGATGGTTAAAAAACCGAGTGATATAGGGTTTAATGATGACCGTTATTTGTTGCCGGAATTAATAAAAAATAAACATACAGTACAAAACAAAAGCAATATATCGCATGATGGTCAAATGGAAATGATTAAGAAAGAGGCCAAAACATTCAGAGAGATAACGCACGAAAGAAAACAGACCGAGCAAGAAAGATGCGAGAAAGCTGGCGAGCTTGCACAAGGAAAGGTATCTGTATATTGGTGTAACACAAACGCGGAAAGCGCCATGTTAAAAAATATGGATAAGGACGCGGTAGAAATATTAGGTAGTCATTCAATAGAAAAAAAGGAAGAAACGTTAAAAGCTTTTGCTAGTGGTGATATAGACAGGATAATCACAAAAGCGAAAATGACAGGAATGGGATTAAATTGGCAGCATTGCAATCATAGTGTATTTTTTCCAACATGGAGCTATGAGCAATATTATCAAGCTATTAGAAGATTTTGGCGGTTTGGTCAAAAAAGGGATGTGACGGTTGATATGGTTATATCAGAAGGGCAAACAAGAGTTATGCAAGCACTAGAAGAAAAAGCAGAAAAAGCAAACAGGCTTTACCAAAACTTAGTAAACAATGTAAACAGTGAATATTTAGATATTATTGATGATTCAAAAACTAAAATAATAAAACCAGCTTTTTAGGAGTTAATAAAATGACACAAGTAAAAAACCAAGTAATAGATGAAAATGGAAGATATGCGATTTATAACGATGATTGTTTTAATGTCATTAAAGAATTAGATAGTGAGTCTGTTGATCTATCCGTATATTCTCCACCATTCGCAGGTCTGTATAATTACAGTTCAGACCCTCGTGATATGAGTAATTGCGATAGTAAAGAGCAGTTTTTAGAACAGTATGAATATTTGGTTAAAGAGATGGCAAGGGTTACAAAAAAAGGCCGTATCAATGCAGTTCATTGTACCGATGTTTTCGATAATACTTGTCGTTTATGGGATTTTCCCCACGAGATAATCAAGCTGCATGAAAAATACGGATTTGAGTACAGAAACCGTATTACTATTTGGAAAGAGCCGTTAAAAGTGCGTATGCGTACAATGGTTCAATCATTAATGCATAAGTTTATAGTAGAAGATTCTACTAAGTGTTTTACTGCCATGCCTGACTATGTACTGGTATTTACTAAGAAAGGCGAAAATGAAGTACCTGTTACGCATGAATTTGGAATAAATAATTATGCGGGTGAAATACCAATTTTACCTAATATATTAAGAGCGTTTAATAATGCAAATAAAACAGACCATGATGAGGATAGTTTGTGGAAGCATTTGAACTCTGTTAATGAGGACAATGGAATCACAAAGCTAAATCATTATATTTGGCAGCGTTACGCATCAAGCGTCTGGGATGATATTAGAATTGATAATGTTTTACCGTTCCGAGAGGCACGAGAGGAGGATGACGAGAAACACGTTCACCCGTTACAGTTAGACGTTATTGAGCGGATTATCGAGCTATACAGTAACCCTAATGAGGTGGTATTGACTCCATTCATGGGAGTTGGTTCGGAAGTTTACGGAGCATTAAAAAGAGGTAGAAAGGGAATAGGTATCGAATTAAAAACCAGTTACTTTAAACAGGCTATTAGAAATTTAGACGCGGTTGAAGTAATTGAACCTGATCAGATTGATTTATTTTAAGAGGTGAAAAATGGATAGTTTAAAATTAATAAGCGAACGATTAGAAAGCTTTAGAGATGCTCGTGATTGGGATAAATTTCACGACCCTAAAAACTTGATACTCGCTTTATCTGGTGAGACTGGTGAATTGGCTAGTCTCGTTCAGTGGGTAAATAGTTCAGAGATTTACAACGACGAATTAAAAGCTGATGTATCGGAAGAGATGGCAGATATTTTTATATATTTAATAAATTTAGCAAACAAGATAGATATTAATTTACTAAATGTAGCTAATAGTAAAATAGATAAAAACAATGATCGTTACCCGATTGATTTGTGCAAAGGCATAGCGAAAAAAGCCGATGACCTGTAATCGGTTAAGCTGGCAACAAAGAAGGGAGGCCGTAAGGTTGTATTTATCGGAAGAATACAGCCTTAAAGAGCTAGAGATTAAGTTCAACAAGCGAATGACGTACTACGACATACCTAGAACGGTTAGAGAAGAAAGAGCAGAGAAAGTATACGCGCTTGAAAGACACCAAAGAGAACAAGAAATTAAGCGCGAGAAGAAAAAAGAATATAACAGGCGGTATCAAGCTAAAAGAAAAAAGCGAATAGATAAGCAAGTACAAAAAGAAGCAAAGCAGAAAAAACACAAAACAAAGGTCAAAGCAATGTCTAATAAATTAAGGCAGTTTAGTATTGAATCGGTCAAGATCAATATTAAGCAATGCCCTGTAAATAATTGGCTTATGAGGTCTTAAAAGATGAAAAAAGGAAGTTATGAACACGCTTTAACTATTATCGAGCCAAAACCTAAACGGCTAAATTCAGGGGGCGTACCTGTTAGAAAATACTACACCTCTAAAATTGACGGTAAAAAAATAAGCCGGTCTAGTAAGTGGTGGGGCGTGGAATGGCATGAAGTCCAGTATGGTGTTAAGGGTCATCGATGCATGGTTACAAGTCGTTTAAAACATGGCTGGCAAAGTGAAGAAAATGCATGTTTAGCAAGGAAAGGAGAAAGCGAGGCCGATTATATTAAGCGCACCACCAAGCAACCGATATTAAAGGGTGTTAAGCCTGATCAAGTTGTTAGTGTATTTTTATCGAGGCGATGGGCATGAGTTCAGACTTCACTTGTCCAGTTAAGGTTAAAGGCATTGTATGTGGTGAGAAGATGCACAGGTCGGACATGGTGTTCGGTAATCATTTGCGATTCAAGCACAAGGGTCTAAAGGATTGGCAGAAAACAGCATTAAAGATCAAATACAC